ATACACAAACAAAACAGTAAAAGTTGGAACTATATTATATTCAAGCTGGGGATACGACCAGACAAATATTGATTATTATATGATTACTAAAATAGTAGGCAAAACATTTGTTGAAATACAACATATAGAAAGCAAGTTAGACGAAAGCAAAAGCACAGCATACACAGACGCTGTTATACCTTACAAGGTTTTAAATCCAGCAGCTAGAACAATGAGAAAAAAAGTAAGAGTTGACGGTGACGGTGACGTAAGTGTAAGACTTAATACTTATAGCAACGCTTGGTTATGGGACGGACAGCCTAAAATGCAGACTAACGCTTATTACGGTAGGTAATGACAATAGAAGAAATTACAGAAAAGTATAATAATATAAAAGATAAAAAATATATTTCTGGACTTATTAAAATACTTGATAATAAAAAGTTATCTGATTATCAAAAAATTCAATTAGTAAAACCATTATTATCAATACATAATAGCAAAAGATTTAAACAAGCTATTAATGTAAAAGTAAATAAACATACTAGAGCAGGACAACAGGGTAAAAAAATATATTGCCCTGTTTGCAAAGAATCAAACAGAGTATATCACTTTAGCTGGTCAGCTTTAAGCTGCGGCAATTGTAAAAAAATGGTTAACAAATATGATTTTTATATAAAATTAAGATGATGCAAAAACTACAAAACCTTAAAGACTTAGAATACTATGCAGCGTCCATTTCAACAAATAATATATTGTTAAAGTGGATGCGGTCTAAGCCAAAGAACAAAGAATTAAAATTACTTTCTGATAATATAATAAAACTAGAATTTTACGTTAACCAGTTGCAACAGAACGACAGGCTTAACCAGCAAATAATATCAGAATATAGATATAAACTAAATAAACTTAAATTAAAACAGAATGACACACGAACATAACGCATTTGAAAACCAAATCTTTGACCATTTTAGACAAAGAGCAAAAAAAATTAATAAAGCTATAGAACTTTTAAAAGAACACAATTATACAATTGTAGATTTAGAGGGAAATATCATACGCAAAGAAAGTGAATGAACAATATGACATTTTAGATCTAGCAGTAGCCATAATTTGTTTTATGGCTATTCTTTATAATTTAATATTCTATACAATATGATACTATTAGTTGATGCAGACAGTTTAATATTTGCTAGCTGTTACAGAACAAAGCCTTACCCAGATGATAATCCTTTTTATGAAAACCTTGAAGATAGCATAGCAAAATTTGATGAGCAATTTATGAAAATTGTAAATGATTTAGAGGAATTATATACAATTGAAAAAGTAATAACCTTTAACGGAAGTAAGGGAAATTTTAGAAAACTAATAACAAAAAAATATAAAGCAAATAGAAAGAAGCAACAGCTTCCACCTTTATTGCACCCTATGCATCAATACGTCAAAGACACTTATAATAGTAAATTCGGTTTTGGAATAGAAACTGATGACTTAGTAGCTAGATACTGGTATAACTTAAGCAATGAATTAGGTCGTGACAATGTGATGATAGTTAGCATTGACAAGGATTATAAGCAGTTTCCTTGTCTTATGTACAATTACCATTATAAACATAAGGTTATACTAGACATAACGCCATCAGACGCTTTATATAATTTTTATGAACAAATGATAGTTGGTGACACAGCTGATAACGTAAATTATTTTAAAGGTAAGGGCAAAGCTTTTGCTAAAAAATATTTTGTAAATTGTCAGACTAAATATCAATACACAAAAAAACTATATGAATTGTTTAAAGAACAGTATAAAAGCAAGGCAAGACAAAAATATGTTGAATGTTATACGTTATTAAAACTTAGGACAGTATGAAAAAAAGTGATTACGAATTAAAAGTTGAACAAGATATTTACAACCCCTTACCAGACCTAGAACACATTAAGTTAATTAAAGTAATTCCAGGACTGTATTCCTATAAGCGGTTTATGATACAAAAAGTTGATAAATCTTTAAGACAAAATAAATATAGACCGTATGATTATAGCTGGAAGATTTATAAAAATGATAGATACATAATTACTGTTAGCACTTTAGAAAAAGCTAAACATTATTTTAACAGTATTGTAAAAAAATAAAATGAAAAATTTAACACCAATAGAGATAGCAAAAAAAATTAACAAACTTGCTAAGGTTAATCTATTTGAAGACACGAGGAAAGAAAATATTATAATACACAGATCATTATTAACTTTTATTCTTAGGGATAAATTAAAAATGAGGTGGATAGCAATTGCTTTGTTTTATAATTCACAAGGAAAAACAATGGACCACGCTAACGCAATGAACAGTTATAAGCAATACGCAGGTTATAAAAAGAAACACAAAAGTCTTGCTAAACTTCAAAAACTATTTACTTTTAAAAGTGATTTAATATATGACGAAATAAATGAAATACATTATTTAAAAAATAAAATTGTTAGATTAGAAAAGAAGTTTGTTAAAAGCCCATTAATTCAAGTAATTAAAAAAATACCCAAAGAAAGGCAAGATGAAGCAGCTGAAAGAATTAACTTAATGATTAAAAGCTGGAACTGGAAATAAAAAAGCAAAATAAAACCGTTATATAATTATGGCACAATTACTAAAACTCTATAAAATCAAGGGAAATCCTAACAATCCCAGGATAGTAAAAAATGATAAATTCAAAAAGTTAGTACAGTCTATAAATGACTTTCCTGAAATGCTAGAAAAAAGACCAATTATAGTTGATGAAAATTTTATGATACTAGGTGGCAATATGCGACTTAAAGCTTGTCAAGAATTAGGCATAAAAGATGTCTGGGTAGATATTGCTAAAGGCTGGTCAGATAAACAAAAGGAAGAATTTATAATAAAAGACAACAATCATTCTGGTGAGTGGGACTGGGATATACTGGCTAATAGTTGGAGTACCTTGCAGCTTCAAGACTGGGGAATGGATGTTTGGAAAGGTGCTGAGGATAATAACTTTTTTGATGTTGACGAAAATGAGGAAGAACAAACAAAAGAGCCAAAAGCAAGTGATGACAATTACAGTGTTTTTGAAATGATAATGCTTCACGAGAATAAAATATTTTTATTAAATGTATTAAACACAATTAAAAAAGAATTAAATTTAAAAACAACTGCAGATGCTTTATTGCATTTAGCAAAAAACTATAAACAATGAGAGAAAATGATGCTTTTATAAGCTTTGAAAATAACAAAGCAGGATTAATATTTGATGATAGTAATGACCCAGTATATCCTATTAAATATTATAACGTAATTAATGGCAGAGGTTTTGTGCCTAAAAAAGAATGCTCTTACTATGGCTATTGTTATAAAGGTAAAACTGCAATTTGGCAAAATGACGGTACTATAATGAATTTAAATGAGGGTATGTATTTTTCAAGTTCAAACATTAAAGGAATTGAAATACCTATTGACCATTTAGCAAATCCTTTGTCTTTTAAAATAATAGTAATTGAAGTATATCACAATAAAGGAATATATCCTGAAACTAAATACAAAGCAATGAACCTAGTAGGTGGACCAATTGAAGAACAAGGTCGCTTAAAATACATTGACGGCTGTACTGATTCATTATTAATACCGCCAGTAAAACTAGGTGACCCTTGCTTTAATCATTTACACTTTCCTAGTAATATAGATCAAACAGCACACACACACCCATCACACAGAATCGGCATAGTAGCTAAAGGTAATGGGGAATGTCTTACACCTTTTGGCAACTTACCATTAACGGAGGGTATGATATTTGTTATAAAAAAATGGGACGGCAAAACAGAAAACAAAGGCTTAGACGGCAATATATATCCTAACGGCACACACAGTTTTAAAACGCCAGCTGATACAGGTATGGATGTTATTGCATTTCACCCAGATTCTGATTTTGGTGCTACAGACATAAATCACCCAATGATAAATAGAACAATAGTTGACGGAGTTTCCGCAAATAGTTTAGATCATATTAGAACTAAATAATGTCAAGAGTTAGAAAAAAAGAATATATTGAAGCTAATGTTTATGAAGAATCATTAAATAGAATAAGGTATTTATTTGACTCCTTTGATAATATTGTTGTAAACTTTTCAGCAGGTAAGGACAGCACCGTTGTATTAAACCTTGCGTTAATAGTATCAAAAGAAAAAAACAAAAGAATAACAGTAAACTTTTTTGATGAAGAAGCAATACATCCACCTACTATAGAATACGCTAGACGAGTAAGTAAAAACAAGTCAATTGATTTTAAATGGTATTGTTTAGAATTTAAACATAGAAACGCTTGTTCAAATGAGGAGCCGTTCTGGTATTGCTGGGATGTAAACAAAGAGGATTTATGGGTGCGTGAATTACCAAAAGAAGCAATTACTAAACATCCTAAGTTTATAAAAGAAATGAGCTTTCAAGAGTTTAGTTCCTTAATGCCTAATAAATCAGACGGCTTAACTGCTATATTAACTGGCGTAAGGACACAGGAAAGCTTTAGAAGAATGAAAGCAGTATCAACAAAAAAAAATGACAACTACATTGCAAGGGACGGACACGTTTCACATTGTCACCCAATATATGACTGGTCAAGTGAGGATGTATGGCTTGCAGTTCACAAATTTAATTGGGATTACAATACAACATATGACGTATTTAATCAAACAAGATTATATAATAAATTTCTAGGTCAAAGAGTTTGCCCACCGTTTGGAGAGGAGCCTCTTAGAGGTCTTTGGATTTATGCAGAGTCATTTCCTGAAATGTGGGAAAAGATGTTGTATAGAGTTAAAGGTGTCGCTACTGCGTGGCGTTATGCTAATACAGAACTTTACGGTATTGGTAAAAAAGTAAAGCCAGAAAATTTAACATATAAACAATGGGCTGAAGTAATCCTGGAAAGCTACGACACAGTTGACGTCAATCAAGTTAAAAAGAATTTAAATACTTTAATACGCAGACATTATGATAAAACAAATGATGAAATACCAGACGAGGAAGTACATCCATTAACTGGGACATCTTGGGCTTTTATTTGTAAGATATGTATTAAAGGAGATTTTAAAGGTCGTACAGGACCAGCGCTTGAGGGTAATGCAATAAACGCACAAAAGAAATTAGGGATACATTCTTTTGATGAAGCAGTAAGAATATACGGCAGACCAGAATATAAAAATAAAAGATTTAAATTAAAATAATATGAAGCAACCTTTAGACAAAATTACTTGGATTGATAGGGATAAATTAAAACCAAACAATTATAATCCTAACAAAGTAGCACCGCCAGAATTAAAGTTGCTAAAAATATCAATACTAGAAGACGGCTGGACACAGCCTATTGTTGTCAATCCTGATTATACAATTGTTGACGGTTTTCATAGGTGGACAGTTTCAGGTCATAAAGAAATAAGCGTTCTAACGGACAGTAAAGTTCCTATTGTTATGGTAAGTACAAAAGACTTTAATCAGCAACAGATGGCTACTATAAGGCATAATCGAGCAAGGGGAACTCACGGTGTATTGGCAATGAGTGATATAGTTACACAAATGGTCAAAGACGGTGTAAGTGGCAAAGACATTATAAAAAGATTAGGAATGGAAAAAGAAGAAGTTGTTAGGTTATTATTTAGATCTGGCATTCCTAAAAGTGAAGTATTTAAAGACAGTGATTTCAGCAAAGCGTGGCAACCTAAATAAAATATAATTATGACAAAATCTGACATACTAAAAAAGAAACTATTAAAAGCACTTGAAAAAGCTCTAGGCGTAGTCACAACGGCTTGTTTAAATTCAGGCTGTAGCAGGGAAACCTTTTATAAATACTGTAAAGATGACGCAGACTTTAAAACAAAAGTTGAAGACATTTCAAACATTGCAATTGATTTTGCAGAAAGTCAACTGCATAAACAAATACAAAGCGGTTCTACAGCAGCGACAATATTCTATTTAAAAACAAAAGCTAAACATCGTGGTTATGTTGAGCGTCAAGAAATAACAGGCGCAGAGGGTATGCCTACTAACTTTCAAATAGAAATAATTGGATCAACTAAAAATAAAGACTAATATTGTTTATGACCACCTAATAAACTCTGATAAAAAAATAGTAGTTGAACAAGGTGGGACAAGGTCTGGTAAGACTTATAATATAATCTTATGGATAATATTTGAGTATTGCACTAATAATAGAAATAAGGTAATTACTATTTGCCGTAAGTCATTCCCAAGTTTAAGAGCAACTGTCCTAAGAGATTTTATAGGAATATTACAATCCTATAATATGTATAAAGAACATCACCACAATAAATCAAATAGTGAATATCATTTGTATGATAACCTTATAGAGTTTATATCTTTAGACCAACCTCAAAAAATAAGAGGTCGTAAAAGGGATTTACTATTCATAAACGAAGGGAATGAGTTATATTTCGAGGACTGGCAACAGCTTATATTTAGAACACAAGACCGTATCGTAATTGACTATAATCCATCAGACGAGTATCACTGGATATATGACAAAGTAATAACACGTGACGACTGTGATTTTTACAAAACAACATATCTTGATAATCCATTTGTTGAAGATTCTATAATAAAAGAAATAGAAAGGTTAAAAGATACAGACGAGCAATACTGGCAAATATACGGCTTAGGTGAAAGAGCAGCTAGCAGAAGCACTGTATTCAAATATGCAGAAGTCAATAAAATACCAGAAGCTGCAACTTTAATTTCATACGGAATGGACTTTGGTTATACTAATGACCCAACTGTGCTTTGTTCTGTTTACACTTTAGATCATAACTTATATATAAAAGAACACCTCTACAAGACGCAAATGACAACCAATGATATAAATGTATTCCTAAAAGAAGAAAAGCTTTTAAACAAGCCTATATATGCTGATAGCGCAGAGCCACGTCTAATAAGTGAATTGCGTAAAATGGGTCATAACATATTTGCTAGTATAAAAGGCAGGGATTCTGTTAACGCTGGTATTGATTTATTAAAGCGTTACAGGATTAA